CTCAATAAGATTATTATATCACAAAAAGGAGATAGAGAGTGAACAAGGCTAAAGAGCTGTTGAAAGAATTACAGGACCTTGACATGGACATTCAAAGTCGTATAGATGAAATCAAAGAACTTGAGGCTGGTTTGCTCTCAAGTCCTAAGTGGTCTGACGTTAAAGTCCAAGGTGGCCAAACTAGAAAAGTTGATGATGTCTATGCTCAGCTTGTCGTGATGAAAGAGGCTATAGAACAGGATACTAAAGAGGTTATCAACAGAAAGCTTGAATTAGGTAGAATGATCAATAGGCTTAAAAATCCAAAAAGTAGGTCTGTCCTTAGAATGACTTACATTACTAAGTTGTATGTAGATGATATTTGCGACAAACTAGCTATCAGCAAGAGTTCGTACTATAACATGCGTAAGATGGCTATTGAAGAACTTAGCACAATTTTAGAACATTTGGAATAATTTGGAACGTTCTAAAAAACGTTGTGTAAAGTTAGACAATCTTGATGTGCACTGTAACAATAATCTGTTAGAATGGTAGTATCAAGAATTAAAGCAAAGGCACCTTAGGCAACGGCCTAGAAAAGCTTCTGAAAAACTGCTGGCTTGGGTTACCAGTGGCGATAGAGTAGGATGTTTTAATATCGCAAAAAAGACTACACAAAATAAAAAAAGAAAGTAATTTCTAATTAACACGCAAGTCTGTAGTCTGCTTGCAGTAGGAACATAGCTCAAGTGGTAGAGCGATAGATTTTTAATCTATTGGTTGCAGGTTCGAGCCCTGTTGTTCCTATTGTATCTCTGTGAGTAGCTATCACAATAGGGGTACAGGGCGGTAATTAGATTTAGGCTAATTAACCTGTAGGACAGAGATAAAGTAGCGCTATATAAGGCTCTGGTGGGGGAGGCACCCACTTACCGCATACAGTCACTCTTTGAGTGGCTTTTTTATATTTCAAAACAAATAAACAGCAGGAGGTTTAGGCTTGGGTAGAGCAAGAGACCCCAACCGAGACAAAGCATTTGAAATCTATTCAGAGAACAATGGAAACATTGAACTGATTGAGATTGCTGAGCGTTTGGGTGTTTCAGCTGGCACTGTCCGAGGTTGGAAAAGTAAAGACAAATGGGAACCTAAAATAAAAGGAACGTTCCAAAAGAAAAATACGGAACGCTCCAAAAATCCAAGGGGCGCTCCTAAGGGTAGTAAGAACGCTTTAGGGCATGGAGCACCTAAGGGGAATACTAACGCCCTCAAACATGGACTGTTTGCTAAGTATTTGCCTCAAGAGGTATATGAGATAGCGCAAGAGCTTTCGGAAAAACAGCCTATAGATATACTCTGGGAAAATATCACGCTGACCTATGCTAATCTACTACATGCTCAGCGCATTCTGTACGTTCAGGACGTTGATGATACTACAAGCGTACTTATAGCTACCACGGCAAAAGGTGGCGCAAGCTATGAAATTCATACATCATGGGATAAGCAAGGCAAGGCCTTAGCTGCAATGGCAAGGGCTCAGTCAGAGCTTAAGAGTATGATTAAGACATACGACGAGCTCACACGCTCCCCTCTTGTCACTGAGGAGCAACGCTTGAGGATTGATAACCTCAAAGCTCAGCTAGGCTCTAATGATGATGACGACACGGTCATTACTGGATTTACATTTGATAGGAGTGAGTATAATGGCAATACTGAACCTAGCGAAACTGATTAACCCAGTATTTGATGAAGTCCTCTACACACTCAAGAGCCATATAGTGCTCAAGGGTGGTCGTGCCTCTACCAAGTCCTCTGTTGTATCCATTGACCTTGTAAATGACTTTATCAATGACCCTAACGGGAATGTGGTAGTCTTACGCAAAGTAGGGAAATACTTGAGAATGTCAGTGTATGAGCAGATTAGATGGGCCATCTATGAGATGGGGCTGGCTAATCAGTTCAAGTTTGGCAAATCACCCTTACAGATTACACATAAGAAGACAGGTACAGCCTTTTATTTCTACGGTGTAGACGATCCAATGAAACTCAAATCCCAAAAGATAGCCAAAGGCTATGTCATGGCCGTATGGTTTGAGGAGCTTGCTGAGTTCGCAGGCCGTGAAGACATTGATATAGTTGAGGATACTTTCATCCGTCAAGAGCTGCCAAACGGCAAAGAGGTCAAAGTCTATTTCACATACAACCCTCCAAGAAATCCCTATGACTGGATAAATGAGTGGGTTGCTGAGAAAGCTAGTGACCCTACTTACATGATACATCACAGCACCTATCTTGATGACAAGCTAGGTTTTTTGTCTAAGCAGATGAAAGACAAGATAGAACGCTATAAGGAGACGGACCCTGACTATTACAGATGGATGTATTTGGGCGAGGTAATCGGCTTAGGTAATCATGTTTATAACATGAGCTATTTTAAACCACTAGAGAGCCTCCCTGAGGATGATAAGCTAATAGGCATATCATTTGCCCTAGACACAGGACATCAACAATCAGCTACGGCCTGTGGAGCTTATGGCCTCACTGCCAAGGGTAATGTTATCTTGCTTGATACTTTCTACTATAGTCCAGCTGGCAAGACCATCAAAAAGGCGCCTAGTGAGCTCTCTGTGATGATCCATGACTTTATAGACAAGGTCATGAAGACCTACAGAGTACCAAAGCTCAAGATGACTATTGATAGTGCTGAGGGGGCTTTGCGTAACCAGTATTTCAAAGACTATGGTGAGCGCTGGCACCCTGTGGCTAAGAAGAAAAATCAGACTATGATTGATATGGTTATCAGTCTACTAGCTGAGGGGCGTTTCTACTATCTTGACATCCCTGCTAATAGGGTTTTCGTTGAAGAGCATAAGATGTACCGATATGATGACAAATCACTCAACACAGATGACCCCAAAGTCATCAAGGAAGATGACCACACGGTAGACGAGTTCAAGTATTTTGTCCTAGACAACGCTAGAGAGCTAAGACTAAAAGCCTAAAGGAGCTAAAAATGGGAGTAGTACAGACTATCAAGAATTTTTTCACAAGGAGCAAGTATGTGATGACAACACAGAACTTAACAAATATCACTGACCACCCTAAAATAGCAGTGTCATCCACAGAGTATGACCGTATTAGGGAAAATCTCAAGTATTATGCAGGACATTATCCACAGATTGACTACATTGACAGCAACGGCACACCTCAAAAACGAGCTTTCAACCATCTACCTATTGGACGTACAGCAGCCAAGAAGATTGCAAGCCTAGTATTTAATGAACAGGCTGAAATCAAGCTAGACGACAAGGACGCTAATAAATTCATTCAGAAACAGCTACAAGATGACAGATTTGTCAAGAACTTTGAGCGTTATCTTGAGAGTGGTTTGGCGCTTGGTGGATTGGCTATGAGGCCATACGTTGATAGAGACAAGGTAAGAGTCTCTTTCATTCAAGCGCCTGTCTTTTTGCCTCTTCAAAGCAACACCCAGGACGTCTCTAGTGCTGCTATTATCACTAAGACAATCAAGTCAGAGGGCAACAAGCAGAAGTTTTACACACTGATTGAGCTGCACGAATGGGGCAAGGATGACAAGTACACAGTCACTAACGAGCTCTACAAGTCTGATAATCAGAACGTGGTAGGCTCTAGGGTTCCTCTATCAGACCTCTATGAGGATCTTGAGGAAGTAGTAGACTTGAATGGCTTGAGTCGTCCACTCTTTACTTATCTGAAAACTCCAGGCATGAACAACAAAGATATTAACTCAGCCCTTGGCTTGTCTATTTTTGATAATGCCAAGACTACAATGGACTTTCTTAATACGACCTATGACGAGTTTATGTGGGAGATTAAGATGGGTCAGCGCAGAGTGGCCGTGCCTAGTCAGATGATTAAAGTTGAGTACAATCAGGAGGGCGAGAATGTCACAGTAAAGCGTGAGTTTGAGGCTGGACGTAACGTCTATGAACAAATTGACTCAGGGGATATGGACAAAGGCGTAGGTATTACAGACCTTACAACGCCTATCCGCTCGGATGACTATATCAAGGCTATCAATAAGATCCTGGCGATTTTTGAAATGCAGATAGGAGTATCTTCTGGCACGTTCACCTTTGATGGTAAGAGCTTGAAAACGGCTACTGAGGTTGTCAGCGAGAACTCAGACACATACCAGATGAGAAACAGCATTGTCAGCTTGGTAGAGCAGTCTTTGAAAGAACTCATTATCTCAATGCTAGAGCTAGGCAAAGCCTACGGACTATATAAGGGAAACATCCCTGACATGGAGAAAATCAGCATTAACCTTGATGATGGAGTCTTTACAGACCGAAATGCCGAGCTGGACTATTGGGTTAAGGTTGTAAATGCTGGTTTTGCCACGGATGTCATGGCCATTGAAAAGGTGCTCAATGTTACGCCTGAAAAAGCTAAAAAAATCAAAGCTGAAATCAGTGGCAATGCTATTGATGAGGCTAGTGGAGAGCGCAGTCTTGAGGATGTAGGAGTATATGGAGAGTAGCATGAAAAAACTATTTAGGTTTATTTTGCCTCCACTCAACCCAGCCAAGTTGTTTATTAAGTCGCCAAACAGGTTTTTGAGGTGGGTATGGTATGACTGAAAAGAAACCAATCAAGCTAAATGATGAGCAGCTAATGCTTGACGCAAGCAATGTGGCAGACATCTATCATCAGCTAACTCTTGACCTTTTTGACCAGGTAATAGATCGTCTCAAAGAGCGTGGCTCTGCTAGCCTTGATGATAACCCTTATATTTGGCAACTTGAGAAAATGAATGAGATGGGCCTACTCAATGAGGATAATGTCAAGCTCATTTCTGATCGTTCAGGGATTGCTGAGGAGCAACTTAGACATGTTATCCAAAATGAGGGCTATAAGGTCTATAAAGACACTAAACAACAGCTTTTAGAGGCGACTGGTGGAGGCTCCTTTACTGATAACTCACTCATTCAGACCAATCTAGCTGCTTATGTCAACCAAACCATGGGAGATATAGACAATCTCATCAATACCACTCTACCAATGAGTGTCAGAAAGGTTTATCAGTCTATTGTTGAGGAGAGTGTAGCAAAAGTTGTAACTGGTTTAACTACATCAGATAAAGCCATCTCTGATACCGTCATGAAATGGGCTGAAAAGGGCTTTTACGGCTTTACCGATAGCCAAGGTAAACGCTGGAAAGCTGACACATACGCTAGACAGGTCATCAAGTCTACAGCTTGGAGGGTCTATCGTGAGGTCAGAATGGCTCCAGCTGATGAAATGGGTATAGATACCTTTTACTATCACAAAAAGGCAACAGCAAGAGAGATGTGCGCTCCTTTGCAACATCAGATAGTAACTACTGGAGTTGCTAGAGAAGTAAATGGAGAGCGTGTCTTAGCTTTAGCTGATTATGGCTACGGTCATCCTGCTGGATGTCAGGGGATAAATTGCACTCATGAGATGACACCATACATCCCAGGGGTCAACTACAAGCCTGATTTGCCTGACCATTTGAAAGACCTAACACCTGAGGAGGCTATAGCAAATGCAAACGTACAGGCTAAACAGAGAGCCCTAGAGAGGTCTATCAGGAAATCTAAGGAGCTTTTGCATGTTGCAGAAAAGCTAGGTGATAGTGAGCTAATATCTAGTTATAAGAGCAAGGTCAGGATGAAACAAGGAGCCATGAGAGGCTTTTTAAGTCAACACCCTTACCTGCACAGAGATTATGCTAGAGAAAAATACTATGATGACCCCTATACCAAAGCCAAGAAAGAGGTTGAGTTACGGGAGAAACAGGCTAAAATAATCAATCAATTTAATAGAGCTAAAGAACTTTTGGGAGAAAAAGCTCCAAAATCATTGTCAAAATTTAAGGAAATGGGGTATAATAATACTAGAGAGTACAGGCAGGTATTACTCAAATCCGAGTTACAAGAACACATTAACAATGGCTTACTATCATTAACAATCAATCCCGATAAGCAGAACAGACATCTTAAAGAACATAAGGCTTATATTGATTATGTAGAACGAAATAAAAGTAAAGGTAAACCAATACCTGGATATATTGACGCAGATAATGCAACTATCCAGAAAATTATAAATGATAATTACCTAGACGGGAAAATCATAAAACGACAAGATGGACAATTTAACTCTGTTATAAAAATTGATGAAAAAAGTGGTGTAGCGTATAGTCGCTCTGACTTAGATGGGAAACATCCAACAAAAACAGATGAGTTTACCATCCATATTTCAAAATCTAAAACCCACTTAGTGCCTAAAATGCCTAGTGATATTACAAAAGGAGGAACACAATGAGACTATGGGAATATGTAGACAAAAATGTACGCCTTGTTTTAAAAGATGACACCTCCATCACTGGTAAGGTTATAGATTGGTATGACGGCTATGATTTAGATGGTTCTGACGAAATCGTTATAGGTGACTACTCATACCCTGAAAACATTATCAAGGAAATCAAAATTATTAGCGCTTAGAACAATCTAGGCGCTTTTTTAATGCTATAAACCACTATAAACCACTATAAACCACTATAAACCTATGGAAGTCCATCAGGTTTTTTATTTTGCCCTGGAGCATGGCGTAAAACTGTCTTAATTTGTCCATGTGACGTAAAAAAGGAGGAGTTAAGACATGAGTCTTAAACGTGAAATGTTAGTTGAGGCAGGTATCGAGGATAAGTCAGTGATTGACAATATCATGCAAGCGTACGGTGCAGGTATTGAAAACGCAAAATCACAGGCTAAGTCTGAACTGCAAGCCGAAAACGACACATTAAAACAACAGCTTGAGCAACAAACCCAAGCTATCAATGATCTGCAGGCCAAAGAGGGAGCTAGTGCTGTAAGCAAACAACAGCTTGAAGAACTAAAAGCCCAATTTGACCAGTACAAGCTGGATAGTGAGGCAAACCTTGCTCATATCACTAAAACAAACGCTGTAGCCCTTGCTTTGAAAGACGTAGGAGCTTACAACTCAGAGGACTTGATGAAATTCATTGACCTAGACAAAATCGAGCTAGGGGAAGATGGAAAACCTCAATTAGAGGACACAATCAACTCACTCAAAGAGTCAAGCCCTTACCTATTCCAAGCTGAGGACAAGCAGCCTAACCCTAATATCTCTGTGCACGGAAATCCACCAGCAGAAACTGGATACGATCATCTAAGCGCAGAGGACAAAGCCCTATTTGCAGGCTTTGATAGCGTATAAAACCAAAAATAAAGAAAAGAGGAATATTACACATGGTAGTAAATTACGCAGCTAAATTTGATGAAAAAGTAGATGAGCGCTTTGCTAAAGAGGCTCTATCTACTGGTATTGTTAATCAAGATTTTGATTTTCTTGGAGTTGACACAGTCAAGGTCTACTCTATCCCAACATCAGGAATGAATGACTACAAGACAAATGGGCAAAACCGTTACGGTGACGCTGAGGAGCTTGGAAATACAGTTCAAACTATGACAATGAAGAAAGACCGCTCTTTCACATTCACGATTGACAAGAAATCTGAACAGGACACTAATGGTGTCATGGAGGCTGGAAAAGCCCTTGCACGTCAGTTGTCAGAAGTTGTTATCCCAGAAGTAGACACTTACCGTTTTGCAACAATCGTAGCTGGTGCAGCCCCTGAACATATCACGACAGCAGCAGTGACTAAAGACAACGCTTATGAGGCTGTCCTTGATGGTCAGGTTAAGCTCACTGACGCTCTTGTCCCAACAGCTGGCCGTGTCTTGCATGTGTCACCTAAGTTCTACAAACTTATCAAACTTGATCCAACATTTGTGAAAAACTCTGACCTTGGCCAAGAAATCACTATCAAAGGTCAAGTAGGTATGATTGACGGCTTGCCAGTAGTTTTGACACCTACATCACGCTTGCCACAAAAAGTAGAGTTTATTATCGCTCACCCTGTGGCTACTCCATCCCCTATTAAGTTAGAAGACTATAAGATCCACGACAACCCACCAGGAATTAACGGCAAGCTCGTTGAGGGCCGTATCCGTTACGACGCTTTCGTTCTTGACAACAAGAAAAAAGCTATCTACGTTCACAAATCAGCATAAGGAGGCTAGCTAATGGCTAAGAAAAAAGAAGAAACCACAGAGGAACTTGTGGAAAAACAAGAAGTAACAGAGGAAGTTGCCAAAAAATCTGTTACTTTGACAAAAGATGGGGTTTCTTTTACCCTGTCTGACCCGATCATGATTTCAGCTTTTGAAAATCAAGGATACGAAGTGGAGGAATAAAGTAAATGGCTAAATTTAAAGCGACATCAAACGTTGTCTTTATCGTCGACGACAAAGAGCAAAGCTATGACAAAGATGTAGAGTATGACATGGATGTCAAGACAGCTGAGGCGCTCAACGCCAAAGGTGAAATTACACACCCTGAGCTCAGCCCGTTCTTTGAACGTACTGACAAGGAAGAAAAAGCAGCAAAGGCGGATAAATAACACCGCCTTTTTTAATTGGAGGTGGTTACTATCGCTTATTTAACACAAGATGAATTTAAGGGTTTTGGTTTTGATGAAGTTGAGGAATTTGAAAAACTGCTACAGAGGGCAGAGATTGCTATCAACCTCTTTCTTAACAATTTCTACAGCTTTGTAGATTTTGAAAAAGAGATTGAGCACAGAAAGCAAGCTGTCAAGCTAGCCACGGCTTTTCAGGTGGCATATTTGGACGCTAGTGGGATCATTACGGCTGATGATAAACAATCAGTCTCTACTGTGATTTTAGGGCGTACTCATATCACCTACAAGAATAGCTCTAGCCAGTCTTTGGAAAGTGCTAGGTATAACTTATCACTTGACGCCCTAAATACTCTGAAATCGGCAGGATTTGGCTTTAGGGGGGTAGGTTATGACAGACATTGATAAACGGTTATTGATTGATACTGTGACCATTCAGAAGACCACAGGAGAAAAAGACGGATGGGGTAAAGAAGTATTTGAGAGCCTAGTGACCCTTAGAACTGTTAGGTTTGACAGACAGTATCAAGTGCAAGGCACGAAGAACAACCGCAAAGAGTCCAAGCCCAGCACGTTATTTGTGTACCCTAAATATTGCCCTATCATCTTAGACAAGACCTTTGAAAATGCCATTATCAACGACGGAGAACATGAGTACAGAGTGACCTCTGTGGTTCCTGTCAGTTATCCACACAAGAAAAAAGTATTTTGCTATGAAGTGGAGTGTATCTGATGGGAACAAGCGTATCTGTCAAGGTTGATTTAAAAGGCATTGAGAAAAAGGTATCCCCTCAGGCACTAGCTAAGGGGAAGTTAGCAATAGCTAATCAGATGTTGATTGACTTTACTCCCTTTGTGCCACGCAAAAGTGGTGAACTTAGTGGAAGTGGCCAAGCGACAAAAGACGGAGTTAAATATCCTGGACCTTATGCTAGAGCTCAATTTTACGGCTCAAGCTACAACAAGGTTAGGACCTTTGTCTTTAAAAAGTACACCACACCAGGCACTGGTAAACGTTGGGACTTGAAAGCTGAGGCCCTACATTCTAGTGAGTGGGGTAAAGTTGGTCTAAGAGCAATGGGAGTGAAAGCATGAGTAATAATGATTTTTCAGAAGTCCTCAGAGATTTCATCAACACACTAAACCTGTCTCTTGATTGTAGGCTTGACTACTTATCAGAGAAAGAGGATTTAGTCCTTTATCCGTTGCCAGGTGGGAAGATTTTAAAAGAGTACATGAACGGCAAGCAGGACATTAGTCTTGTCTTTGAGGTGGCAATCAAAACGACTGATCACCAAAAAACAAGCTCTATTTTGTGGGCCATCAATCACGCTCTTGCTGATTTTAATCTGGATCTACCTAGCAAAAACAATTCATATCAATTCAGAGGCCTTGAAGTATCACAGCCATTCCTAAATGACCGTGATGAGCAAGGCTTTTATATTTACATGTTAGATATAACAGCAAAATTAGAAACAAATGGAGGAAACTAAATGCCAAAAATGAAAAACGCCAAGCGCAAACACTTTCTTGCGCCATGGTTACCAACATCACCAGCTACTGAGCCAAGCAATGACGCCTGGAAATGGCTTGCTGACGGAGTAACAACTGCCGAGGCTGAGAACGACGAGGAGACAGATGACATTGCATACTACAACGGTGATGGCACTAAGAAAACAGTAGTAACATCTGTCAAAAACGGATACAGCTTTGAGGGCGACTACATCAAAGAGGACGAGGCTCAGGCCATTGTCGCAGGTATGCGCTTTAAAACTGGAGATGACCGTAATGTCTGGCTTAAAGTAGTAGAGTCTGATGGTAAGACTCAATATGTTGGAGTTGCTACAGTCTCAGGTATCAAAATTGGAGGCGGAGAGGCCTCTGATTATGAGGGCTTTGAGGCAACTATCAGCTGGAATGCAGCACCTAAACAGTCTGCCGTAGTCGGTTAATGATTTGATCTAGGGGAGTGAACAGGCTCCCCTTTTTATTTTTGACTTAAAAATTAGTAGGAGAAAAAACAAATGGTAGTAATTAAAAAACGTGATAATGTCATCCCTGTTGACTTTGGAGAGTTCAAACTTGAATTTGTAGCCAATGACAAAAACATCCAAAAAATGGAGTCAGTAGGAAAAATGCTCAAAAAAGAGGGCGAAAAACTAGCTAAGGCAGAGGATAGTAAGGCCTTTGAAACGTTACAAGACTTAGTCAAAGACTCTTGGACAGAGCTGTTTGACAAAGAGGCGTTTGACAAGGTTTACTCATTCTCTAATGAGTCTACAGTGGACACAATGGCCTACTTACTTGAGACAATCACTGGAGTCATCTCAGAATGGGAGAAACGTAACAACACAGACGCTCTCAAAAAATATCTAGGTGACTGACATGCTGGATCTATCAAGGAAATTGACAGATGAGTTAGTCCTTGGTGATGATGTGTATCCAATGAATATCGCTTTTAACAAGGTCTTGAAAGTGGTGGAGCTGATCAATGATGATGACATTGACGAGCTTTACAAACCTTTTCTGGCCATTCAAATCTTGACTGGTGTAGATTTTACTCAGGCTTTAACTCCTGAACAAGCTACAGCAATCTTTAAGATGATTTTTGAGGAGCATATCAGAATTATTCCAGCTAAAGACACAGCACCAGTGCTAGACCTAGCAGGAAACCCAATCAAAAGCAAAATACGCTCCAGGAGCCAATCTGAGGGAGGAGATCGTCTCTTTAGCTTGAAGTACGACGCTGAGTATATTTACTCATCATTTCTCCAAGCTTATGGGATTGACCTCATAGATGCTCAGAATAGCCTGCACTGGAAGAAGTTCAACGCTTTACTAAACGGCCTGCCTAGTGATACTAAATTTGCTGAGGTGCTGAAAATACGCTCTTACAAGCCCCAAAAAGGCGACAGTAAGCAGTACAAGGAGAACATGAAGAAACTCAAAAAAGAGTATGCTCTACCTGATGAATTTGACTACTAATTTTAGAAAGGAGGTACACAATGGCAGATGGTTCAGTTACTATCAAGGTTGACATGGACGGCTCCAATGCTCAGGCTGGAGTGAATAAGCTCAAGTCTCTTTTTGGAGGCCTTGAAAGTGCAGGGCAAAAAGTAGGCTCAGTATTCAAGTCAGTTCTAGGAGCTAATTTGATTGGCTCAGCCCTTACTACAGGGATTGGTACTATTACTAGTGGTATCCGTGAAATGGCCTCTGAGCTAAACAGTTCACAGAAAGCCTGGAAAACATTTGAGGGAAACCTCCAAGCCTTTGGACGATCAGCTGAGGAAATCAAGGCAGCTAAGACCGAAATGCAGGACTTTGCAACCAAAACCATCTACTCAGCCTCTGACATGGCTAGTACTTACTCACAGCTTGACGCTGTAGGTACAAAAAATGTAGGTAGTCTAGTTAAGGCCTTTGGCGGACTTGCCGCCTCTGCTGAAAACCCAGCCCAAGCCATGAAATCACTATCAACTCAGGCAACACAGATGGCAAGTAAGCCTAAAGTTGCCTGGATGGACTTTAAAATCATGATGGAGCAAGCTCCTGCTGGTATGGCAGCCGTCGCAAAAGAGATGGGAATGTCTACGGCTGATCTTGTAAAAGCTGTGCAAGATGGGAAAGTTAAGACTGAGGATTTCTTTGACGCTATGAACAAAGCAGGTAACTCAGACGCTTTCCAAAAAATGGCCACAGAATTTAAAACGGTTGACCAGGCCATAGATGGAGCAAAGGAAAGTCTCTCTAATAAACTCATGCCAGCCTTTGAAAAACTTAACAAGTTTGGAATTAAGGCAGTCAATGCAGTTTCAGACGCTTTAGAAAAAATCAATTTTGATAGTTTGGCAGACAAATTAGGAGGATTTTTAGAAAGTATCAACATTGATGGCATTATTTCAAATGTCAGCACATCAATCTCTAATTTTGTTGGTAAAATAAAAACTTTCTGGCAAGCATTTTCAAACACTGGGGCAGTTAGTGCTTTTACTAGCGCCATTAAGAGTGTTGCTGGGGCTCTAAAAAATGTCTGGGATAGTTTAACTACATCAGAGGTCTTGTCAACTCTAGGAAGTGTGTTAGGCAATATTGTCAAATGGCTTTCACAGGCTGCTACAGTAGCTAGTAACTTTATCAGCTCATTACCTACTGGAGTCATCCAAGCAATCACTGTAGGATTGGTTGGATTGGTTGCAGGATTTAAAGGTTTTAATTTCTTAAAATCATTCAATCCGTTTAGCTTATTTAAGAAAAATGCGATGACTGGAGTCAGTGGGGTTACCTCAGCTGTCAGATCAACTAGTGCAAGCGTGGTCTCAATTATCAGTAGTCTTGGGCAAAGTGTAGCCACCGTTGCTAGAGGTATTGGGCAAGGCGTAGGAGCTGCTTTTCGTGGAATTGCTAAAGGTTTGTCAATGGTAAATCCTTTAACTATCGCAGCGTTAGCTGTCCCTATTTTAGCTTTAGGAGCAGCATTTGCTTTGATAGGAACTCAAGGGCAAGGTATTGCAACAATTCTGCAAGCTGTAGGTGATGTTATTGTTAGTGTAGGTACCGCTATTGGAACTATCCTAAATATGGCTATACAAGGCTTAGCTCAGGCGCTAGTAATTGTGGCACCTGTGCTCCCTACTATAGCCTCAGCGTTTGCAATGATGTCTCCAGTGATTTTAGCTGTGGGAACAGCAATCAGCTCCATCATCAGCTCTTTTAGTGGGTTAGCCCCTGTTATTACAGCGCTAGGATCAGCTATTAGCGAGATTATAACTGCAATCAGCTCAGGAATTGCTGAAATTGCAACAGCCGTGACACCTATTGTTGAAATCATTTCAAATGCTTTTGTTCAAGTTGTGACAGTTGTATCTGGAGCGATTGTGCAAATCGTTGAGGCTTTAGCTCCATTCATGCCAGCCATTTCTGAAATGGTTCAGGCGTTAGCTCCTGTACTACAGTCTTTGGTTGAAGCGTTTAATAATCTGATTAGCCAAGTTAGCCCGATCATTGACAGCTTGACTAACTTGCTCAAAACTTTTGGAGAACAAGTCAGCTCAATCTTAGAGAGCGCTGGTAGTGTAGTTGAGTCATTTGGCTCAGCTATCCGTAATGTCCTTGACGGTGTTGCTGGTATTTTTGACAGTATTGGTAATGCTGCTAAAAATGCAGGGCTAGGAGTGAAATTGATGGCTGAGGGTATTCAGATACTTGTAGGCCTCAACTTAGCTGACCTTGCAGGGACTTTGACAGTTGTTTCTGCTGGCCTTGCTGCTATTGCTAACTCAGGTATCGCTACAGCTGGAACTGGATTGCAACAAGCAGGAACTGGATTGATGTTGATTGCTACATCTGCTCAACTTGCAAGCGTAGCTATGCAGTCACTACCTACGGTTTTGACATCTTTGAGCACTAGCCTCAGCACACTACCTGAGACAATGACAATGGCAAGTACAGCCATGAGCACCTTTGCTACATCAGTCATGAGCTCATTTGCGAGCCTTGGGGGCTCTGTGGCAAGCGTTACGGCTCTACAAGTAGGGTTGATGTCTCTAGCTAATGCAATGATGATGGCTCAAAGCGGAGCCTCTATGATGGCCTCTACATTGTCGATGATTAACTCATCAGCTACATCAGCCTCATCAGCTATGTCTCAACTCGCCTCAAGTATCAGCTCAGCAATGACTCAGGCTTTATCATCTGTGCAAGCAAGCATGATGATGATGGTCACTGTGGTCATGCAATCAGCAACTCAGATGACTCAAGCTGGGCAACAGGCAGGGCGTGGGGTTTCTAACGGAGTTACTAACGGTATCCGTTCAGGGATTGGATCAGCAACGGCTGCAATGTCAGCTATGCTAAGCTCAATCCGTTCTACAGCTATGTCAGGTGTAAGCTCTATGCGATACGCAGGGAGTATGATTGGACAAGGATTGGCACAAGGTATGTACTCAGCTTTAGGAGCTGTCACAGCTGCAGCTAATGCCCTTGTCGCTCAAGCTGAAAGAGCTGCACAGGCTAAGGCTAAAATCCATAGCCCATCAAGACTGTTTAGAGACAATGTCGGACGCTATATCGCTCAAGGTATCGCTGTAGGTATTGAACAGAATAGCTCTGATGTGGTTGATAGTCTGGCATACGTTCAGAAAGAGATGTCAGCGTTCAAATTTGGCGCTGAGGACTTGCTAGGTTTAGGAAAACATACTGTATCTAGTCAATTTAGGCTTAAATCACTCACAGAACGAGCAGAAACAAGCCAAATCGAGGTTATTCGTGACCAGGCTGACAAAGTCCTAACCAGAGCTCTTGAAGTGGCTGAGGAGGCTGTCAAGCGCCCTGTGAACATGGTACTAGATGACGGTACTCTGGTTGCTAAAATCGGAGACCCAATGACTAACTATCAAAACGATAAGTTAATGATTGATAACATGATGAGAGGTATTATCTAATGAATAATGACACAATCACAATCAATGGATTTGACCTCTCTGAGGTTATTGACATTATAGACATCATCCGTCCAGTAGGGAATGAGCGCCACGTTGTCACAAATGACGCTCCACTTGTCGGAGTTAATCTCCAAGAAGTGCGAACAGGCGCCAAAACCATCAAAGTCAAGTTTGCTATGCAATATGGAAATGGCATGACACTTGAAACGGCTAAGCACAAACTAGCTGGCATTTTTAACACCTCAGAGGCTGTCAAGATCATCATTTCAGACGAGCCTGACAAGTATTACATGGGTCTAGTATCTGGTTCCGTGGATATAGAAAACGTTACTAGATGGTTCCAAAAGGGCAGTTTTGACCTGATTATCCCTGACGGAGTAGCTCACGGATCAACCTATAAGCGCTTTGATAATGGACAAGAGCAACCTGACAAGGTTGTTTTTAATTTAGTCAATAATGGCAACGTCCCAGCTTTTCCTGTCGTTACGGTTAAGAATAACGCCGAGAATGGCTATATCGGTCTAGTCAACGCTAGCGGAGCTCTTGAGGTTGGTGACCGTGAAGAGGCTGATATAGGCGTAGTTAAGCGGTCAGAGGTATTGATTGATTTTAGAGGCGATAGGATTTCAGACGGTTTTGCAAGAGCCACTAAAAATAAGGCTGTGACTAACGATAATGGCGAGAACGTGGTAGGGGTGTCTGAGCTAACTACATTGTGGAATAAGAAACACATTAGACTCAAAGACCAAACCACACCTGGCAAATACGGAAACTATGCTACGTCTCTTTCGTGGGATATACCTACAGATAGTTCTGGAGCTGTTGGCTCTCTTGATGATTACCTCACGGGTAAACAGATATTCGTATCTAATGCAGCTAATCAATATGGATTTATCAAGATTACAGTATCAGACACAAATGGTCAGTTTTTGTATGGTTTTGAGACATTCAAACGCTCAAAAGGACAAGACTGTGAGTTTAATGTATTTGGATCTGATGGCAAGAATAGCTATTACTTTCTTAAATGCTTGAATTTTACAGGCACCTCTGACAGTGCTTTAAATCCATTTTCATCAACCAAAGGTCAGTTTGAACTCAAGCGCAATGACGATAGACTCCAGGTGTACTACAAAGGCTCTCATTACGGCTTTATCATTCCTGAAATTAAAGGCAGAAAGTCAGCTAAAATCCATGTCATGCTTGGAGCGTATCATGACAAGCCTATGCTTGCTCACATGTATCTTGATGAGTTGATGTATCGTAAGGATTTTGTCCCAACAATAGGAGATGTGCCTAATCGCTACCCAATCGGTTCAAATGTTGTGCTAAACAGCGAGAATGACACTGTCACAGTGGACGGTCTTGAGAAGATTGTAGATGTCGTGGATGGCTCAAGTTTCTTGACTATCCCACCAGGTAACAGTCAGCTTGAGGTCTATTGCTCAAGCTGGGTCAAGACCAAACCTACTGTCAAAGTAGAATTTAAAGAAAGGTATCTATAACAATGTTATTGACAATACATGACTCAAATTTGAGAAAAGTGGCTTTTATAGACAATGACAAACAGGATACATTGAATTATTTCAATGACACCTGGACAAGATACCTGGAAACTGGCTCTAGTATCTTTGATTTCACAGTCTTTAAAAAGGCAATTATCTCAGATGTAGGCAAAAAGAGGGCCTATAACTCCCTCAACGAGAAAGCTTTTGTCTCATTCAGATACAAGGGCAGAACTTACCTGCATACAATACGAAAAATTGAGGAAAATGAGAAAGTTATCAAGTGTTATAGTATCAACCTAAACCTTGAGCTGATCAATGAGTACTCTATCCCTTACAAATCGCCTAAGGCTATGAGCTTTAAGGAATTTTGTGAGGAGATGGACTTGCTCAACTATACTTTCTTAAAAATCGGTATCAATGAGGTCGCTAATAAGAAAATCTCTGCTGAGTGGGAGGGTACAGACACCAAACTAAACAGACTACTTAGTCTAGCTAAGAAATTTGGCGCAGAAATTGAGTTTGACACACGTCTCAACGCTGACAGCTCTATCAAGTCATTTACAGTCAATGTCTATCATGAGCACGACGATAGCCACCAGGGAGTGGGCCAAATTAGCCCAAAAATCTTGAAGTATGGGAAAAACCTAAAGACGATCACTAGGACGATTGACAAAACTGGGATCTATAACACGGTTGTCCCTACAGGTAAGGATGATAAAGGCAACGTAGTTGATATTAGAGGGCTTGGCCCTTGGTCTGTCAACAATGCAAAGGGAGAACGTGAGTTCTACCAGTCAGGGGCTGCTTTGTATGCCCCTCTCTCTATGCAGATGTATCCAAGCACTTTCACGCACTCAACAGGTGACCGTGACCAGTGGACAAGAAAGGACATGACTGTAGAGAGTTCAAATCCTGAGGTCATCAGATCAATAGCTTACCGTGAGCTCAAGAAGAACTGTTACCCAGCGGTTACTTACGAGGCTGAGGGGTTTGCAGACCTTGAAATCGGAGACACAGTAAAAATCTATGATGACGGCTTTAACCCTACTCTTTTGCTTGAGATGAGAGTATCTGAGCAAGTCATCAGCTTTACCAATCCTAGAAACAATAAAACGACTTTTTCAAATGCCAAAGCGCTTGAAAATCGTCTATCTCAAGGTATTCAGCAACAGCTAGACAGGATGATAGAGGACGCTAAGCCTTACACAATCAAATTGGCTACCGATAACGGTGTAGCCTTTAAAAATGGCCAAGGTCAGACCATTGTGACACCTACTCTCATGAAAGGTAACAAGGTTATCAATAGCGGCTGGCGTTGGGTGGTGAATGATGTAATCAAAGCTACAAGCTCTAGTTACATTGTCCGAGCCTCTGACATCAACCAAAAGATGGTCTTGACGGTTTCAGCTTGGATTGATAATAAAGAGGTAGCCTCTGAGCAGTTGACGCTTATCAATACGTCTGACGGAACGGCAGGAAAGACTCAGTACTTGCATAGAGCTTGGGCCAATTCAGAGGATGGACGTGATGGGTTCAGTACGTCATCAAGCGCCAACAAGCGCTATTTTGGGACGTACACAGATTTCACAGAGGCAGATAGTCAGGATCCTACAAGCTACAACTGGACAGCTCTCTTTGATAATGTGAGGGTTGGGGCTCGTAACTTTGCACTAGGAACTGCTAGAGCAACTATAGGAAATCAAGGGAAAATCTATACACTAGCACAATCAGCTCAGAATTGGCCAACGGTTCAACCACTTTATTTAACGTTTGATTATGTGGCCTCTGAAACCATCAAAGGTTTTAGGCTTAATCGTGTAATTAAGTATAGAAACGGTTCGCCAGAACAGTGGGATTTTACTACTGATGATAAAGCCTTAGGAATACAACACATAGATACTACATCTATTAAATCTGGCACGTATTCTCAACCTTGGCTGTGGAAACCATACTCAAACGGTAGGACAAGTGATCTAATTGAAGAGATTGCTTTGTATCTAAATTTTGAGAAAGGTTCAGATGGAACGGTCATCATCTCAAATCTAAGAGTCAATACTGGGACAGTCCCTATTGATTGGATACCAGCTCCTGAGGATATTGAGGATAGCCTTAATTCTAAAGCCGATCAAGGGCTAACTCAGGAGCAGCTGAACGCTCTAAATGAGAAAGCTGGAATTATCCAGGCCGAGCTTGAGGCTAAAGCTAGTGCTGACACACTTGATAATTGGATAAAGGCTTATAAGGACTTTGTCAATGCAAATGAGACCGCAAGGGCACAGGCTGAAACAGATTTAATTTCAGCTAGTCAGCGTGTGTCAAACATCGCTAAAGACTTAGGAGAATTATCCGATAGATGGAATTTCATTGATACTTACATGAGCTCATCAAATGAGGGACTGGTTATCGGTAAGAATGATGGCTCATCCAGTATGCTATTCAGTCCGAATGGACGGATTTCAATGTTTTCAGCAGGGGTTGAGGTTATGTATATTTCACAAGGGGTTATACATATTGAAAATGGTATTTTCTCTAAGACTATCCAAATTGGACGGTATCGTGAGGAACAATACCATATCAACCCTGATATGAATGTTATTCGCTATGTAGGAGGTATGTAATGGCAGAATTTTGGTCGAATAATGATAGAAGTTATTATCTCAGATTGTGGGTAGATCAAGTCTCTCAAAATATATCAGATAATAGCAGTCAAGTAAGGTTAAGGCTTGCTTTGACAAATGGTGCTCATACATTTTCAGATTATAGCTGTACTGCCTCTGTAACTGTTGACGGTCAGACTTTGAGCTGGTCAGGCAGTCCATCTATGCTGAGTCAAAATAGCTCAATCATGCTGATTGATAGGACAGTAACCATCAGACATGATAATGATGGCAGAAAATCGTTTGCTTTATCTGCTACATTTAGTGGCGGAGGCGGATGGTCTCCGGGTACATTAACAATCAGCAGAAACTCATTCACGCTCTCAACAATACCACGCTCAAGCTCTGTAAGTGTGGGAGCTGGTACTATTGGTAGTGTTATCACTATCAACATCAACCGCCATAACTCAAATTTCAAGCATACTGTACGTTATGCTTGGGCTGGCAAGAGCGGAACGATTGCAAGCAACGTGGACACATCCACTAGCTGGATAATCCCTCCCGATTTTGCTAACGACATCCCGAACTCGGCAAGCGGTACAGGTACTATCTATGTTGATACCTACTCAGGAAGTACAAAAACTGGCACACAATCAACGACATTTACAGCAAGCGTACCAGCGAATATTAAGCCTACTTTCTCAGGCGTTACGCTATCAGATTTAAACGGTGCAGCGCAAAACCTCATACCGAGCGGGAACACGTTTATTCAAGTTATCTCTAATATCAAAGTCGCTTTCAATGGCGCCAAAGGTGTCTATGGTTCATCCATAACTGGCTATCGTGCCGAAATCGTGGGCAAAAACCAGTCCACAAGCTCAAACGGTGGCAGTCTGGGCATTATGAACTATCACGGCACCATCAAAATCAGAGCAAGCGTCTCTGATAGCCGTGGTAGATGGTCTGATACTAAAGAGGTATCTGTAACCGTGCTTGAGTATTTTGTCCCTGCTCTTAGCTTTAGCATAGCACGGACAGGGTCAACCTCTAGCACATTAACAGTCACACGAAATGCCAAGATAGCGCCTTTGGCTGTCTCAGGTAGTCAAAAAAATACAATGACCCTGACATTCAAGGTTGCAAGGCTTGGGACTACTAACTTTCAAGTAGACACAGGACCAGCCACTGGATCCTGGACAAGTATCTCAAACCTAGTCAACTCTCAGGCTAACCTAGCTGGCAATTATCTAGCCAATCAGTCATGGGTTATCATCGGCACGCTAGAGGACAAATTCACTCGTACTGAGTTTATGGTCAATGTGGCCACAGAGAGCGTGGTATTCTCTTATGACCGCTCAGGTGTAGGTGTCAACAAAATCAGAGAGCGTGGTGCTTTGGATGTCAAAGGTGACATCTTTG